TTCGGATTTTTCCGCCAAATAGCCGCACCTCAACCCGACAATCAGCCGCTACCACGCAGATCCGCCATCTGGTGGCGGATTTACCGCCATCTAAAAAGCCCTTAAGCGTCCTGAGGAGCGCCTAAGGGCCTGAGGAGAGAAGAGTCTGCCCCGACATCATACCCGGATCACCCGTCACCCACAGTCCATGTCCGCCAGAATCTCGCGAACGCAGTCATCCCACGCCTCGTCGTCAAAGAGCTCCCCCATGCAGACCTCCGGCCTGTGGCCGTAAGGGGTGGCTGCACGGTTTCTGACAAGATATCGCCCTTTGGAGCTGAACGACTACAATTCCTCACAACTGTAGCACTTACATCCACGTCAGCGGCCGTTCCTTAGGCCCCCCAATGACCCCCTCCAGGAACCTGTGCAGCTCTTGCTCCATCAGGCGGTCCTGTCGTTGCCCCATCTTCTTGTCGGCGTCCTGGGCCATCTGTAGCGCCCAGTACTGGACGGCCATGGCAAGGGCGTCGATGCGGTCGTCGTGCCCCAGGGCCCCCTTCAGGCGCGTGATGCGCGACAGCTGGTACATGAGCTGGTACTGAAGGCCCACCTCAAGTGGCCTTGAGGCCGTACTCTGGTAATCCCGACGTACGACTCCGGTATCGAAGACCAGCTTGTGCTGGTTGATGACCGGCTCCAGGGTATCCAGGATCCGCTTCTCCTTCTGGATCGAGTGGCGGACCTCCTCGACGGCACAGGGGTGGTGCTTGACCAGGTACGGCTTCAGCAGCTCGGTGAACATGCCCCCGCCGAAGTTCTGCTCGACGATGACGTGGTTGATTTTCTGGGTCTTGGCGACGATCGCGAGGCGTTCCAGGGTCTCCTCGGAGTACCCCCCGGGGATGCCGCCCGCGTCGGTGACGTACAGGTTGCCGTTCAACATCTTGACCACCGCATAGGCGGTCTCGTCCTTGCCCTTGCCCGAGGGGTCGATGGCCATGACGGACCCGGTGTACGGGATCCAGTCGCCCACGATCGCCATGGGCTTGTGGTAGCGGTCGCCGTTCATGCCGACACAGGGCAGGCCCTCGTGGGCCAGGTCAGTCCCTGAGGCCCACACGAGCTTCTCGGGGGCCAGCTCGGGGTTCAGGTCCATGACGATCAGGTCCCCGAGCTTCAGCGGGAAGCGGTCCCGGTCGGACATCGAGGTGTCCAGCATGTACTGGAGGGCAAACCCCGACTTGCCATAGGACAGCTCACGTTCAATCAGCTCGTGCTCGTTGAACCTGAGGGGATCCGTGGGCTTCCCTGACTCTTCCTGTAAGACGATCTCGGCGATGCGGTCCCCGAAGGCGGCGCGCTGCTCAGGTCCCGGGACGCGGGCGGGCCAGATGCGGACCTGGTAGCCGCGGTCGGGCAGCAGGTTGTAGATCGAGGACTCGGTCTGGGGTGTCCCCAGGTACACGATGCGGCCCTTGGGTTTGAGAACCGCATCGAACTCCTTGATGCTCTCGGCCAGCTTCTCGCGCATGGACTGGGTAGCCGAGTTGTTCGGGACCTCGATGTCGTCGGCGACGATCAGGTCGGCGCGTGAGCCGGTGATCTGCGAGGTGATGCCCTTCGAGGACACCGAGGGGGCGTGCTGGGCCGGTGCGGGGCCGACGTCAAAGGCGATTTTGGAGTACCTTTGGGTTTCCTTGGGCCGCAGGTGTGCCAGCACCGGCATCTCCTCGATGAGCCGCAGCGTGAACGTGGAGAAGTCGTCGGCTCGCTGCTTCGAGGCGGACACCACCAGGATGTTCATCTCGGGCCGAAGCAGCAGCTGGTGGGTGACGAATGCCGAGGTGATGTAGGACTTGCCGACCCCTCGGAACGCCTCGATGACACAGCGCCGGGGACCGTTCTGTAGGTACTCGGCGATGTCGTACTGGACCGGGGTGGGCTGGGGGAGCCCAAGGTGCTTCCAGACCAGCCACAGGAAGTTCCGGAAGTCCTTCAGTCGTGGGTCAAGCGAACTTGGCAATGTCATCTCCAGCCGCGTCAAACGGCAGGACGTCGGCCAGCTTCAGCATGGGGGTGCCCTGCTTGGCCATCATGTCGATCCCGTTGTCCTTCAGGAACTGCCGGGCGACACTCAGGTCGGCCGCGGTCGCCTCGCCCGCCTCGATGCGGGCCAACAGCATGTTGGCCATGGCGGTATGCAGGCGCTCGAAGGTTTCCTTCTCGTTCATGTCAGGCTCCGTTCAGGATGGCATCCTTGCGGGCGGCCGTCAGGATGTTCTTGGAGACCAGCAGGCCCATCCCGGCGATCGTCGCGGGGTCGTCCGAGACGACCTCCTGGGCCGCCTGGGACAGCATCAGGAAGTCGGCGATGTCCTCGTCGGTCTTGGACCGGGCCCAGATCAACTTGCGTTCGACCGGGGTGAACCTGTTCAGGAACTCGTACGAGGTCCAGCGAGGGGCGTCGAAGGTCCATCCGTTGTAAACGCGACCGATTGCCGCCCCGTCACCCGGCTTGGTCTTCACCCATCGCACGGTGTCGTTGGGACGGTTCGCAACGATGTCAACAACTTTGTCGTTGATGTCAAGAATAGCATAACTCATCGAGTCACCTCGGCTTTGTGGTACAGATAGTCCCATCGACTCTGCCGCAGGCTCGTTCCGACCGTCTTGCGGACGTTGAAACCGACCCCGAAGCGGTCGCCCGAACCGGGCATGTTCGTGTCGTTCGTGGCCACCAGGCTTCCGTCGATGTAGAACTTGGCTTCGGTTCCGGCCCCGTTGACTTCGATGCGGAGTTTGTTGTACGCACCCACGGTTGGAGCCACGTTGCTGTCGGTGGTGGTCTCAGTCGATCCGGTGACAGTGACACATTGCCAATTGCCGCCGTTGACGTCATCGGAGTACCTGAAATAGGCGCCCTCGGCCGGGGTGCCCGTCAGGGTTTCAAAGAATCCCGCGTAGACGATGAACCGCTCGGCCGAACTGCTCAGATGGTTGATGAGCGTTCCGGCCGTCTCGAACACGTGCGCACTGGCGCCGAACTCCATTGCGTCTTGGTTGATGCTTCCGACAAACGCTCTACCGCTGGCGGAAATACTTCCGGTGCCTACGTTAGCAAGACCGAATCTTGCGTTGTCTGTGCCGGACTGTGTGAAAGCAACCGTACCGCCGTTGAGCGTTGCATTACCCCACGGGACGGTGCTGGAGCTCAAGAAGTCGGACCATGTTTCACATGTGGTGGCCGGATTGAACCCAGCCGGACGAGCCCACTCGATGTTCGTCCCGCCTGAGTTCACGGTGAGAACATGACCGGCAGAGCCACGGGCAAGACGAACCGCAGTGTCGGCGGTTGACCCCACGGCGAGATCACCGGCAGCATCCCAGATCGTGTCGGTCGCCACGCTGCCGGAACCGCCGGAAGCAGCAGCCCACTTCAGCCCGGTCGCCGTCGAGGAATCGACGGTAAGGACATGATTGTTGGTGCCACCGACAGCGAGCCGGATGTTGTCCGTACCGTCGTAGACGATGATGTCGCCCTTGGTCGTGGTCGGTGCCAAGGCATCGAACGCAGCGGTGGCGGTAGTCTGTCCGGTTCCGCCCTTATTGATCGGGACAGTGGACTCCGTAGCGACAGTACCCAAGCCAAGACTAGTGCGGGCATCACTCGGCGACTCGTTCTTCCACAGGCTGGTTGCGCTTTCATAGACGAGGAAGTGGTTGTCGGCCAAGGTGTCGTTGTCGATCAGGACATCGTGCAGGTACTCAAGATGCTCGCCGGGCTTGATCTTGACGTAGATGCGTCCGGCGGAACCGTTGCTCGCTGAGATCACCCAGCCAAGCGAAACGCCGTGCTTGGGCTGAGTCGGGCGGTTCTTCGTGAACGCACCGGCGGTATCCGAAAGCCACAGTTTGTTGCCTTCCGTGTAGGTGGTGGTCGGCACGTTGGACAGCCCGCTGAGCTCGCCTTCGATGATCACGAACCCGTCAGCGCCGCTGGTGATCGAGGTGGCGGCGAACCCCAGGGTGGCGTCGGCCTGTGCGGCCACGTCGGCATCGGCCAGCTCCACGGTCAAGTGGCTGCCCGTGGAGCCGACGATGTACACCACGTCGCCCTTGTTG